GAAAAGCCTGTCGATGAAGCTAAGCATGACGAAGAGGAAAAAGCCATGGGAGAAGCTAAACATGACAAAAAGGACGCTAAGATGGAAGCTAAGCATGACGAAGATCCCATGAAAGAAGGCGATGATATGGGTGAAGTTGACGAAGTTACTCTTGACGAACTTTTAGCTGAACTTGAAGCTGAAGACGATTCTAAAAAACTTCAGAAAGAAGGCGACGATGACGACGCTGACGATAAAGAAGAAAAAGAAGATGACGAAGCTGGTGAAAGCGAAGAAGGCCCTGTTGAAGGTGGAGAAGAAGTAACCGAGCTAACAGTCGATGAACTTAAAGACATTATCAGAGACGTACTTTCTGACATTCAAATGGGCGGTGCTCCTGCAGATGATGCTGGTGCTCTTGAACCTGAAGCTGGCGCTGGCGAAGAAGCTGGTGGCGAAGGCGAAGTTGATTTAGCAGCTGAAGTACACGATGATTCTGTTGACGAGATTACTCTCGATGAAATTCTTGCCTCTCTAGAAGAAGCTGACAAGGAAGAAGATCCTAAGATGGAAGCTAAACACGGAGAAGAAGAAAAAGCTATGGAAGAAGTTAAGAAAATGAAACACGATTTACAAGAAGCAGTTAAAACAATAAACACACTTCGTACTGAATTGAACGAAGTAAACCTATTGAATGCTAAATTGCTTTATGTAAATAAAATTTTCAAAGCTAAATCCTTAAGCGAAGCACAGAAGTTAAAAGTTATCAATGCTTTTGATCGTGCTGAAAACGTAAAAGAAGCTAAAAAGATTTACGAAACATTACAAGATTCTATCGCTACAACCAATGTAGCTAAAAAATCTATCAAAGAATCAGTAGGATTTGCTTCTAAGCCTGCTGGAATGGTTGCTAAAGCACAACCTATCGTAGAACAAAATGACATCGTTAACCGTTGGCAAGTTCTCGCTGGGATTAAAAAAACCAAGTAATCAAACTTAAAAAAAGAATAACAAATGAGTACTATTAACTCTCTTTTAGAATCCACATCAAACGGCTTTGAGCAGCAGCAATCTGTTGCTAAGAAGCTTGCTGGTAAGTGGGCTAAGTCTGGTCTTCTAGAAGGTCTAGATGGCTATGACAAAACAAACATGGCAGTAATGCTTGAGAATCAGGCTAAAAGACTTGTAGTCGAGTCTGCTTCTAACTTCTCTGGTGGTAACAGCACAAGCGGTGCAACCTTCACAACTGGTGTAGGTGAGCAGTGGGCTGGTATCGCTCTTCCTCTTGTAAGAAAGGTGTTCGGTATGATCGCTGCTAAGGAATTCGTTTCCGTTCAGCCTATGAATCTACCTGCCGGTCTTATCTTCTACTTAAACTTCCAGTATTCAAACAACAAGACTCCTTTCGTTAGCGGTCAGTCACTTTTCGGTACTGATTCTACTAACTTCGGCAACCTTGCTCAAGGTGGTCTTTATGGCGCTGGTCGTTTTGGTTATTCAATTAACCAATTCTCTGCATCTGTAGCTTATAACGCTTCTGGTGTTTCTGTAGCTTCTGCTTCTTTCTCTGATGTGAACTACGATACAGCTTTCTCTTCTTCAATCCAAGGTGGTAGCGATTCAGCTCTTACTCTTGTTAAGAAGATTGCTATCCCTACTTCTTCATTAACTGATTTCGACGTTAATGCAGTAAGAGGCTTTATCATTAACTCTGGTTCAATCGAGTCTGCTGACAACCTACAAGCATTTACAAGACTTAGCGGCGGTAACGTCCTATTCTTCGTTTCTGCTTCTACTGCTGAAGCAACTGCTGCTACCGGTAATTATGTAGTTTACTACACTAAGCAAACCGACTTTAACAAGCGTGGTGACTTCGAAGACACTCCTGCTTCTGCTAACTTCTCTGTACCAAACGCTGCTTCTACATCTGATATCGTAATCCCTGAGATTAAGATTCAAATGGAATCTGAAGGTATCGTTGCTAAGACTCGTAAGTTAAAAGCAGAATGGACTCCGGAATTAGCTCAAGACCTTGAGAAATTCCAGAACATCGATGCTGAAGCTGAACTAACTTCTATGTTAGGTGAGTATATCGCTCTTGAGATCGATCTTGAGATCCTAGATATGCTTATTCAGAATGCATCTGCTGGAACTGAAGTATGGTCTGCTGTAGCTAACAAATTCTGGACTGCAGGCGCTGATGGTACCTTCAGCTACAATATCGTAGCAGCTGGTGCTGGTGGTTTCTACAACACCCAGGGTGAGTGGTTCCAGACACTTGGAACTAAGCTTCAAAAGCTTTCTAACGTAATTCACCAAAGAACTCTACGCGGTGGTGCTAACTTCATGATGGTTTCTCCTGCTATCTCTACAATCCTTGAATCTATTCCTGGATTTGCAGCTGATGTAAACGGTGAGACTGAGTCTATGAAGTATGCATTCGGCGTACAGAAGGTTGGTCAATTAAACAGCCGTTATAAGGTTTATAAGAACCCTTACTTAACTGAGAACTTAATCCTTCTTGGTCTACGTGGTTCTCAATTCCTTGAGACTGGTGCTGTATATGCTCCTTATGTACCGTTGATCATGACACCTCTAGTGTACGATCCTGAGACCTTTACACCAAGAAAAGGTTTAATGACTCGCTACGCTAAGAAAATGGTTCGTCCTGAATTCTACGCTAAGGTGTACGTCACCGACCTTAACACTCTTTAATAGATTGTTAACCAAATATAAAGAGCCGGCTCAAAAAGCCGGCTTTTTTATTGTCACTTTCTAACTATTTATAACAAAGATGTTTTATGACTGAGCAAGGAAACGGTGCTGTAAAGAAGAAAAGAGAGCTTAAAAATCCTATTAGATTTCAAGTTTCTCTTACAGATGAACAAAAACAAGCTAAAGCCGTTATATTAGAAAGTAAAATAACGGTTTTGAAAGGAGCAGCTGGATCAGGTAAATCAATGGTAGCTGCACAAGCCGCTCTTGATGCTCTGTTTAAACGCGATGTTGAGAAAGTTATACTAACTAGACCGGCAGTTACTTCTGGAGAAGAAATAGGATTCCTACCAGGAGATAAAGATGCTAAACTAGCTCCCTATACTGCAGCTATATACGATAATATGTATAGGCTCTACAATAAGGAGAAAATAGATAAAGAGATTTCTGAAGGCAGAATCGAAGTTATACCTTTAGCGTTCATGAGAGGTAGAAACCTTAGTAACTGTTTTGTTGTAGTAGATGAAGGACAGAATATAACTGATAGACAAATGGAATTATTATTAGGAAGAATCTGTTCCGGTAGCAAGATGGTTGTATGTGGAGATACTGCACAAATAGACTTAAAGGATAAAAAAGCATCTGGTTTTAAATTTATCTGCGATAATTTCAACGATGTTCCAGGATTTAAAGTTGTAACTCTAAGAACTAACCATAGAGATCCCATAGTGGAAGATATTTTAAAAATATACAACGATCATAGGAATTAAAAATGGCGAATAAACCAATATACGACGGCACCCCAATTCCGGTAGCAGGAAATACCCCTTTCGGGTTCTATGACAGCGATGCTCAATTTCAAATTGATGCTCCTAAGTTTGCTAACTTTGCTGCAAGAAAGCTCGGGTATCCTATCATGGAAGTGGAGCTGCAAGACATCAACTTTTACGCAGCTCTAGAAGAAGCTGTAACCACTTATGGAAATGAATTATACCTGTTTAAGATTAGAGATAATTACCTCTCTCTAGAAGGGTCACCCAATAGTTCACCGCTGAATAATAACGTAATCTCCCCAAGCATACAAGGTATAATACAATTATCAGATGTGTATGGTGAAGCGGTAGGCGTTGGAGGAAATGTACCTTGGTATACGGGATCTATGATGTTAAGAGGCGGACAGCAAATATACGATATGAATGCTTGGGCACAAGCTTCTGCTTCTCTAGCACTTGGTGATAATATTAAAATACGAAGAATCTTCTACGAAGCTCCTCCTGCTATTGTGCGTTACTTTGATCCATACGCTGGCACCGGTTTTGACTACCAAGGCTTGTTAGATACTTTCGGCTGGGGATCTTACTCAACGGCTGTATCGTATATGATGTTCCCCGTATATTGGGATATTCAAAGAATACAAGCTATTGAAATGTCAGATTATGTGAGAAGATCTACATTTACTTTCGAATTAATAAACAACCAGTTAAAAATATTCCCAGTACCCGGCACTGTAACGGATCCTTACCGAGCAGGTAGACTATGGTTTCAGTATAGTAAAAAATCTGATGAAACAAACCCACTAAGAGGCCCTTATTCTTATATAGATCCTGCTACTGGACAGTTAACACAGCCTAATAACCTTATAACTAACATGGGAAATGTTCCTTATGAGAACCCTGTTTATTCTGAAATTAACGCCCCGGGTAAATACTGGATTTATGAATATGCTGCTGCTATAGCAAAAGAAATACTAGGCTATATCAGAGGAAAGTATAACGCTATTCCTATACCGGGTGATGAAGTTACTCTAAATCAGAGTGATTTACTTACAGATGCTAGAGCAGAAAAAGTAGCTTTAATTGAGAAACTAAGAGGAGATCTTGACGGAACAACACGTCAAGCGCAGTTAGAGAGAAAGCAAGCCGAAGCATCAGCTATGAAGAATACTTTGACAGATATACCAATGTTTATATTTATAGGATAAGATGGCAATATTTGGATCACTTAGAGACATAGATACGTTTAAAATTATCTCAAAAGAGCTAGTTAACGACGTAATCTCCCAGCAGGTAGGATACTACAAGACAGTTCTTCCTGATACTACGCCTAATTTATATGGCGAATCACTAAGTAAGACTTTTATAGGACCTATACTATTTAACTGCATAATTGAGAGAGGAGATTTTACAGCTCCTGTCGATGAATTTGGCCCCGACACTCAAAGAGATGTTGTTTTTAGGTTCTTAAGAGATGATATGATTGAAGCAAACGTTATACCTGAGATTGGCGATGTTGTTATGTACAACGAAATATACTACGAAGTAGATAATGTAAACGAAAATCAGTTAATAATGGGTAAAGACAATGCCTATTCTTATTCTGACGGATTAGAGAATTTTGGTAACGACTACTCTGTTATACTAAAGACACACTATACACGTGGAGACAAATTAGGTATAACAAAACAACGACTGTAATAAATGGCAAAACCTACACCAGTTCAAAGGCGAGATTTTTTAGATAGCTTTGTTAATCCATTTTTAACAGAGATAGGAAATCCTAACGGTATAGGAGGCGTAGATACCACCAACCCCGGACAACCAGAATTTAATCGCGCTTTTGAGATATCAATGAAAGGCGATACCGATAAAATTCCAAAAATCGGTATAAAGGATATAGACGAAGCTATACAGTTTTATTTTGACAATAGATTAAAACTGACAGTTGTTCAAAATAGTACACAGATAAACGTACCTGTGATTTACGGTTCTCCTGAAAGATGGAAGTCTGTTCAAGCCGATGGATTTTATAGAGACGGTAACGGTAAGATACTAGTACCTCTTATTATGTACAAGAGAGATACTATAGAACAAAACAGAGAACTAGGGAATAAACTGGACGGTAACGTTGTCAATAATGTTGTTATGTTGAAGAAAAAATTTAGCAGAAGAAACATATACGATAACTTCTACCTTCTCTCTAATCAAAAGCCGGAAGAAGAGTGGATGTTAGCAATCGTACCTGATTACGTTACTATAACCTATTCCTGCGTTATTTTTACAGACTTTGTTGAACAGATGAATAAGCTTGTAGAAGGAATTAACTTTGCTTCAAACAGCTACTGGGGAGATCCGGAAAGATTTCAATTTAAAACAAGAATAGATAGCTTCTCTACTCAAACTATACTAGAAGAGGGAGCAGATAGAGCTGTAAAAAGCAGCTTTAATATGACATTGAATGGATACCTGATACCAGATACGGTTAATGCAGAAATAGCGAAGATGGCTAATAAGTTCCACAACTTTACCAAAGTTATCTTCAACCCTGAAATAGTTACCGGCAGACCTTAAATATTTATAAGTAATATAGAACATGGCAACTATAAGCAAAACAGGTATTGAACCTGGTAAAATAATCAAATCTGATCATATACTCAGAGTAATAAATGCTCTAGCAGCATCTAGCTCTGCTGACATACTAGTATCAGGTTCAATCTCTGGCTCATACCTTTATGGAGACGGTAGAAATCTAACAAACGTTACTGCTTCTGCTTTTGCTCCAGCACTGGTACAGACCGAACCTTACCACGTTCCCTACTACGACCCAGTAGGGGGATTTTGGGCAAACTCGCCGATACACGTTACAGCTAGTTTAGTTAACGATGTAGAGTTTCTCTACGTATCGATTAACACAACAGGTAGTTACGAACCTGAATCAAGAGCACCAGCTTCTCTAAATGTATTTCAAAATGACGCGGACGCTTATACTATTATGGATGCTTTCGGAGATACGGATAACTATCTTCAAATCGCTGTAAAGAATTTCAGCTCCGGCGGTTTTGCATCCGGTGATATAGTTGTTACAGCTAACAACGGCTCAGAATCGGATATGTACGTCGATCTCGGTATTAATAACTCGGGATACTCTGTAGAAGGAGGAATAGGTAATGCCGGTGATGCTTACTTATACTCTCTTGCAAACGAATTCTATATAGGCAATGCTAGAGAAGGTGCAACCGGAAGTTTAAACTTCTTCGTTGGCGGCTTTAATGTACAGGATAGAGTTAAGATGAAGATTAGCTCTAGCGGTGATCTAATACTTTCCGGCGCACTAGAAGTGACCGGTTCAGGTCACACAGTCTACGGTTCAATTCAATTTTTCGGAGACGTAACAGCTTCTAACATACCTAGAATTGATGCAGACCCTTACCATATTCCCTACCTAGATGAAACATTTACACTAGTTAACAGCGCAATCTGGCAAACAGCCAGTATCGTAGACGGCGAGAATTGGTACTATATTGGAATAAACACATCTGCATCTCATGGAGCAGCTGCTCCTGAAGCTTTAATTGTACAACAACTCAATACCGGTTCTTATAATATAATAACTTCTTTAGCAGAAGTAGACGGATATGTGCAGAATCTAATATGTAACCACAGCAGTGGATCTACCGCATCAGCCGATGTAGTTGCAGCAAATGACGAAGCTACCGAAGAAGGTAACTACATAAATATGGGCATTAACAGTAGTACTTTTGATAGTGCTTCTGGAGTAGTAGGAGGTCCTAACGATGGATACCTTTACGTAACAGGAAGTAATCTACTAATAGGTAACGCTGCCCCTAATAAATCAGTCATAATATTTAATGGAGGGTTTGATACCGAAGCTAATGCTAAAGTGTATATACATCCTGAAGGAGTAGTAGGTATTAACACAAGTACTACTGCTTCTGAAGTTAGTACTGCAGTTCCTGCTCTAAGAGTATTACCTGCTAACAACGCTAGTTATAATATAATACAAGCCGAAAGCAATGTAGCTACTTATTCTCAAATTAATATCCAAAATTTATCTGATAGTGTAGTAGCTTCTAGTGATATAGTTGCTACAAACGATATAGGAAGCGAAACAGAGTACTATATTGACATGGGTATTAATAGTAGTACTTATAATATTCCAAACGTGGTAGGGGGTCCTAATGATGCTTACATATATTCTACAGGGGAACATCTTCACATAGGTAATGCATCTTCTGACATGCCTATAATGTTCTTTGCAGGAGGATTTGATTCAATAGCAAATAAGAAGTTGCACCTAGATGCAAATAACCGTCACGAAATGACTGGTTCGTTGCATATAACCGGTAGTGTTTACGTAGAAGGAAACAACCAACTCTACATAAACGGAACTAGCATAAGCTCCAGTCTCCAAGGCAAACACTTCGGAGCTTTTAGCGATCTAACAACTCAGTCCGGCTCAATTAACCAGTCTGGATCTTTTCAATATCATACAACAGACTACAGTAACGAAGTTACTATTGAAAATAATGAGATGGGGTTACCGACGAGGATACAAGTAGCTGATACCGGCGTCTTTAATCTTCAATTCTCAGCTCAAATTGTTCAAGGAGCAGGCTCTGCTGATGTCTATATCTGGTTTAAGAAGAACGGATCTAATATACCTAATAGTGCTACAGTAGTAACTGTGCCTTCGAATCATCGCCTCGTTGCAGCATGGAACTTTGTAGACTCTTTGAATGCTGGAGATTATTTAGAAATAGCATATCAGAGTAACAGTGCAAATACAACCTATGCTTACCTTGCTGCAAACGGGAATATACCCGGAGTGCCGTCTATTATAGCAACTCTAACTCAAGTATCTTAAAAATATAAACGTTTATGAAAATTAACTTGTTACAAGAAGAAATTGATCAACTAGTAAAGATCAAAGAAAGAACAGAAAAATTAGTCGCGAATCTAGGTGAAATCGCCGTACAAAAAGCTAGATTAAATTTAGTAGAACAAGCTTACCTTGGAGAATTACAAGAATTAATGATCGAGGAAGAATCTGCTTCAGAAAGTCTAGTAAAGAAATACGGACCAGTTTCTGTAAATATCGAAGATGGAACCGCAACTAAAATAACATAATAAATATTTTAGGAATAACTTTTTACGAAAAAAGTGTACTATTTATTATTAGAAATTAACTAATCTAAAAAACTATGGCAGAAGCAATAATCTCACCCGGCGTATTTCTAAACGAAAACGACCTATCCCAAATAGCACAAGGACCTGTAGTAGCAGGTGCCGCGTTAGTAGGTCCTACCGTTAAAGGGCCGGTTAACTACCCTACTGTAGTAACTTCTTATTCTGATTTTACAAGCAAGTTTGGATCTATATTTGTAACCGGTAGCTCTACCGAAGAATATCTAACCT